GGGAACTGGGGCGTGTAGTAAACAGCGCCGTGTTCGTTCGTGTTAAGTTGCAGGGGCAATTCCATGCCCCGGGCAACGCCCTTCGCTGTCTCATCTTCCAACAGGATCTGATCGAGATCTGCGGCGATATCCACACGGGGCTTTGACGTTGAAATGCGGAGAGGCGTCAATGTGCCATCATCCTGAACGGCCCGGGTTTGCCCGATGACATCCTCGGGGGCTGTATCAAGATCACTCATTGTCCGCCGCCCCATTTCTTGATGACCTGAACGTGATTGTCGGCGCTCTTCCATTCCGTCATCATCTTGCTGTTCAGTGTGGCCTTTGTGGCCCGGGCCTGTTCGACCTTCTCCACAGTGTTGAATATCGGGAACGTGAGTAAGGCATCTCTGGCCTCTTCGACCATTATGGCCTGAACCCGGGACTGTTCCGCAGCGACCTCTGTCTCTACGACCCCAATCAAGTCTGCCTCTGGATCACCTGATGCCAGATGAAGTTTTGACATCACATTGCTGTAGAGACGCAGCGCGGCCTTGTCCTCGATGGTCGGGTTAATCCGGTTCATCGCGACATTGAAACTGACCATCGCCTTGAGGCGCGATTCCGCTGCCCTGAATATATGATTGCGACTTCCGGCCAGTGTGCGCTGAAGGTTTGCGGCAGTCTCAGATCTGAGTGCCCCGCTTGCCTGTGCAGCAATAATGTCGGCCTTGATGTTTGTCCGGTCTTCCCCCTTGGGGCCTTGGGCAATCCGTATGGACAGATCCCTGATTGTGTCCGCATCATCGGTGCCGGCATCGCCAGCTTTCCCGAGCAACGGCATCAGGGCCTTTGCGGAGTCAGGATCGACCTTGTTCATCAGACCAATGATCCGGCGCATTTCCTGTCGGTCGCCGCTTATGTTTGCAGCCAGAAAGTTAGCAGTCTGAACTTCGACAATTTCCTTGATGCCGTCATCGATGGCTTCCTGCCGGTCGTCTTCCAGACTCTCCAGCTTCTGATGCTCCTCGAACAGGTCATTCTTCAGACTTGTTTGTTTACCTGTCGGCAGAGTCTCGAACGCATCCTTGATGCCGTCAGGGGCCGTGCCCTTGCGGAGTTTGTTCCATGCCTGAAGTGGACCGCCTGATGACTCCCCTTGAGCCCACTGCGTCACAGTCGAAATGACCATGTTGTCCTGGCGTTTTTGCCACGTTGTTTTGTAGGCTTCGATGGTCGATGTCGGGACGCCTTCCAGTTCCATGTGTTCGACATTTGCGTCCCGAACTGCATTGAACTGATCTTGGACAGAGCCTGAATCGACAACCGTTGTCTGGCCTGTGATGATCCCCGCCAAGTGGGAAGTTGCGCCGTAGGCATCAGCAACCGCCTTGGCCCGACGCGCCTTGGTGTCCTTGCTGTGCCATTCCCGGCTGTAGGCGACAAGCTGATTGTTGAACTGGTTCCTGAGATCGATGTCGAGTTTCGCAGCGCCGGCAGCGGACACCCCAGCCAACGCGCCTGTGTATTCCTTCAGAACACTATTCAGGTTTGCTTGCAGCAAGTCGGGTGACATCTCGCCATCCGACATAAATGCTGTAGTGACCTCGGCCAGTGCAGCTTCCCGAGCCAGAGATCCATAACGTGATTCTGTCAGCTTGAGTGAGGAGGCATACGCAGCCTGCTCCTCGATGTTGAATGAACCTGCATCCCCGGGCAACTGAACTTGCTGCCCGTGTTCCTTCGCCCACTTGATCTCTTCGATCGATGGCGCGTTCTGGATGCCGGCAGATGTGCCTTTCACCTCAGCCTGTGTGCCGGCAATCTTGAACGCTGACTGCGCCATCTGGCCAATGCGCTGGGACAGGCTGTTGGCCATGTTCTGTGTTACAGCCAACAGGGGGTCTGGGCCTGTCGGCACAGAGACGCCGGGAAGCGAGATCGGCGCAACGCTGCCGACCGATGACTGTGGCTTGAGGAGATCCCGCGCAGCCATTATGCCGGCTTCACTTGGTTGTTGAGGATGTTGCCCTTCGCGGAGGTATTAGACCCAAACGCTCCGACCTGTGCGCCAGACATGATGCCTTGGCCCATGACGGCCATCGCGTTGAAGACGCCATTGCGACGGGCGACCGGGGCTCCAGCGCGGAGCCTCTTTGCCTGATCGCGTTGCAGCAATGCCTGATAACTTGCCATGTCCCGGGTGATGGTTTCGTTTGCCGAGGCTGTCTGAACATCCCGAACGCCGATCGACAGGATCTCGTTATTCACGGCAGAGATGGATCCAGATGACGGGTCGATATGACCCGCACCGGCACGGGCATTGTTCGAGGCCATCGCCCTCAAGACATTGTCGAGAGAGGCAACCGCCTGTCGTTTATGCTGCAAGGCGTTCTGGCGCCCTGCAAGCTTGGTGACTTCGGACTGTGCATCGATGGCGTCGGCCTGACCCTGCATCGATGCGGCCTGTGCCTTGCCTGCCTGATATTGTCCGACAGCAGATGCTGCCGTCAGGCCAAGGGCGATATAAGGAACTGCTGCTACCATGTCATTGCCCCACTGAAACTTTATACTCGAGGGCAAGCAGCGTCATGAACAACGGCTCATCCTGAGTGACTTCAATCTGGCCCTCATAATCATAACCAAGGAAAGGGCCGGCTCTTTTTGTCCCGGTGAAAAATTCAATACCAGAATCAAGGCTCATGTTGTCCAGTTGCCTGAACGGCACGGCCTCACCATTGATCGTGATGGCTTGCGTGTCATCGAGGATGATTGATGCCTGGACGATGCGCTTTTTAAACCCGATGATCGGACCAGACTTCAGATGTGTTTCCACCGGCATTGTGCGAAGCAGGGGTGTTGTCTTTGTCGCATTGTCGGCCAAGGCATCTGTGAATGTGGGGTATTCCAGGCCGGCTTCAATGTAGGTAGTTGCGACACGATCAGTCACAATCTCACCCGAACCGTCAACGGTTTCATCAGACAGCATGGCGTCATCAGCGATGACTTTGACTGTTTCTGCCTCAAGATGCGTGAGCCCCGTCATGGTCGTTGTCCCGGGCAGATCTCCACCAGACAGTTGAAGGGCGGAGTCTGTTGTATAGTTACTGTCGAACAGTTCGACGTAGTAGACTGTTGCGGCATTCACCGTGCGCTTCACAACATTATAAACTAATGGCGTGTCAGCATCTTCGACAGCAACATCAATAAACGTGCCTTCAGTAGACAACAGGCTGGGCGCGATGACGTTTTGTGTTCGCAGGATTGTAAATGCAGCCATCGTGCCGTCATCGCCATTGACAACTAAAAGCAGATCGCCCTCATCCACGTTTGTGCCACGGCGCATCGCCATATTGGTCGGACCCTGCAACAGGTGCGAGGACAACAAGCTAATATCGTTGGCGATGTAACTGCCTTGCGTATCAGTGAACAGGAACTCTCTGATCGCCTTGCCGCCGCGCTGGAGAAATAGTGTGCCGCCTTCCGTGGACTGTGGGCGGATGCCGACTTCGGATCCTCGGCGGGTTGAAGGCTTGGGAATGAAGTTGGACGGCGTGAGAGGGGCGCCGTCCAACTGGGGCAAAATGAACTCAGTGCCCGTCGTAAAAATCTGCAGATCACGGCCAGAGTGAATAGCCGTGACAGCGTTGACCAGATCTGTGTCGATGGTGGCCTCAAGGCCTTCGTCATCGAGGTTCGCAGCCTTGTCAAAATTAAAGTACTCGCCGACCTTCGAGCCCCAGACTGTCGTCGGTAATGACTTCGATCCGCCGACAACCAACCGGCCTTCGTGGAAGGTTGCCGTCCTTGGATAACCCTTACTCGCAGACCAGGCGTCTTCCCAGCCATTCTCAAGGGTCCATTCACCGGACGGGACTGCGCTGGTATCAAAGAATGGTATCAGTGTCACGCCTGTGACAACGGTCGTTGATGTGTAGCCTGTAATACGAACACGCCCGAAACCATTATCGACGTAGACCTGATCACCGACATCGCCGGCAACAAATGCCGGGGCTGATGCTGTGAGGGTAATGTTACCTTCTGTCGCAGACGGGGTCAGGGTTACAGCCGGTGCCGTCTCAGAGGCAGTGAACAGATAGAGGGGGGTGAAGTCCCATGATATCGCAGAGATCGTCCATGATGTGTGTGATGCGCCCCTGACGATCTGCTGCGGGATCAGATCTTCCTGAAACAGCAACAGGGTATCGGCCGATTGCGTCCAGTAAAGGGATGATAATGCTGCTGACCCGACGGTGGTCACAAGGTAGTCATTGCCGCTGCCGTTGATGTTGGTCTGCAGTTCACCTTCCTTGTAGACGTACATCCTGTTGTTCACGAACAGGAGCATATAGGTCTGGGTTGTTGAGAACGCGAAAGGGACAAACCTGACGCCGCTGCCGGGGCTGGCGGCTGACGGGATGGTGCTGACGTACTTCAGGCCCGGGCGCCGTTCAGCGATGCCTTGTGGCTTGATGATGACGTTCCGCGCACGTTCGAGGGCGCTCTCATACTGTGCAATATCGATCCTGCCCCGAAGTTCCGGGTTAATCTCGCCGACTGCAAAGTTTGTTTGAACCTTGATCGATCTGGACATTGATTAACTCAACGTCTGTCTGGCGTCGATCAGCGGGAAGTCTGCAATAAATGAAGCTGGTTGGCCCATGCCATCGATGGCTGCAGCCTGCCGGAACTGACCGCCTCGACCGCCCTCTGAAGGGTTGCCGATCGCGATGCGTTCCCAGTGCTGGCCTTTGGTGATCTGATCTGTGACCGGCTCGGCCAGATGCATGGCCATGAGGTATTTCAGCAACAAGACAAAGTGCGACGGCATGTCGGCTTCTGTCGTCTGGTACTGGTAATCGATGACAACGGTTTCCTGATCTGTCAGGACTGACCCGCCGTACAGTTCCCAGCCTGATGTCAGTGGTGTGGCGCCGACTGCGGTCGAGTTGAACAGGGCCCGGGGAGCGCCTGTCAAGTTATCTGACGGCATCGGGTAAGCGTAGGTCCACTCGTTGACAGGCGAAGTTGTCGACTGTGCCAGAGAAACCTTCTTCATGGAAAATGACCAAGGATACATCGACAGGGCCTGTGCCCTGACATCCGGGTAGATGGCATCACAGATACCGGCTCGGGCTGTACCATCTGAAAACGAAGAAATCTCGGCTTCTCCGAGGAGTAGCAGAGCATGGGCGCAAACTGAAACGTCTGTGTCACCTAGAGCCATTGAGATCTCCGGTAAAAAGGAAGGGGGGCCGCAGCCCCCCGACCAGATTTAGTCAGAATCGGTGACGGCCATTACGTTGCCGTCGCCAACATCTACAACACCGGAAGCATTGGAGACCACGACATGCCATGAGGATGTCGCCGTCCCGTCAGAACTGGCCCATGAGTAGATGATATCACCGACAGAAACATCGTCAGAGACATCGTTGAAGTAACCAGCACCGTCGACAACCGTCTTGGCGTCTGTGGTCGAATAAGACCACATTGCGGGTGCGTTGCCTTTTTTGGCTTGACCACCGATCGGTGACCATCCTGCTCTTGCGAAAGCCATTTTGAACTCCTTTGTTCAGTTCAGTTCAAGTCGGTCTGGCGATTACTCGCGAGCCGTGATGATTACGATGCCTTCGTCGTCAATGGCGACGGCACCGGCAGACACCATGCTGGCGCAAAGCCAAGATGTCTTCTCGGGGATCCAGTCGATGTTTGTCTTCTGGGCAATACCCTCGGCGTAACCGAGTGCAGATTTATGCCAGGCAAAACATGTCCGGTCGTCAGAACCGTCGATCGCCAAACCACCTTCATCGCGGTCACCAAGGCTGATGACGTTGAAGCCAAGGTAGTGAGACACTTCGCCAGAAACCAACGCTTTGACGTTGTTGTAATCGGCAGAACCGACTTCAGTTTCGGACAAGAGGCTCGACAGGCCATCGGCACTGATTGCCATGTGACGATCAGCCTTTGGCACGTTGGCACCATCCATCAGGCGCTTGGCTTCACGCAGCTTTGCGACGTTGATGTTGGTGTCTGCACCGCCGATGCTGTTGGCAACGGTCAGGCTTGTACTGGATGCGGCGAGGGCATCAAGCTTCAGTTGATCGCAACGCCGACCGATAGCACCGGCCAGAGCCTGAACGAGTTCAGCGCGTTCCTGAAAGTTGACTTTCGCCTGATTGAAGATATCCGAATATTCTGGCGCGATGTAGTCGGACAGTGTGGCGGTCGCATTTGTGTGTGCGAGGTTCAACGGCACAACATCGGTTTGTGGAGTGCGAACAGTCGCGACACCTTTGCCGAGTTTTGGGAATTGTACAGTTGAGCCGACAACGCCGGAACGTGTACGACATGTGCCTGACAAAGCCTGTTCAGCTTGGTAGGCTTGCTTCACTTCGCTGTCGAACAGCGTGATGAAGTTGGTAGAGAGGGATACAGACATTTACCTGTTTCTCCGTTCAATGTTGAAGTTGAACGCGACAGGTGGGAGACAGATATCTCAGGCTGTTGCTTGCGGGTCAGACCCCCGCCGGGGTCGGGTGATTACACCCTTCAGACCAGTTCAGGCACAGCCTGAGTTGGGGTCAAGTAGAATAGGCCCAGAAAAATACCTGTATGTCAACAAGCAATTTGCTGTTCCTTGCTGTTGGACAGATCAGAAATGACTCGAACTCGACCCGCCGCCGGGGTTCATACGCTCGATCATCTTGTAGACTTTCGCACGATAAGCCTCATCAGTCTGGTATCGTGGGTCTGCGATGGCTGAGTTCACATCGGCTTGTGTCGGCAGTTCACCGCTGTTGGCATCGATCCGAACAGGGACAACTTGTTCGCCATACATCGATCGCAGTTTATTGAACACGCGAATCCCGGCTGCGGTCCCGCCCATGATTTTCATCTCTTCAAAATCATCTGCGGAGATCTGGCCCTTCTCGGCGAGGCCCTGCATCCACTTGACTGTGCCGTTGACGATCTCTTCGCCGTTCTGCCCCAGCTTTGCCAGTTCAGCTTGCTGGTCGAAGGGCTCTTCGGCTTCGCCGGTCAACTCGCCGCGATTCTCGAGGAACATTCCAACGACAGCTTCATAATCGTCCTGTGACATGCCCCGATCTTTTGCCAGTTCGTTGAACTTCCCGAGTAATGGATCATCGGCTGCGACCTGATCGCCCATGAACTTGGCATCGTAGCCATCTTTTGGGACGATGTGTTTGCCTGATCGCATCTTCTTGAAAAGTTCTGCTTGTGATTTTGCGAGGGCCTCAAAGTCAGCGCCGGATTCATTGTTGAAGAATTGATCAGGGAGCCAATCAGGCTTTTCGCCTGTGCTTGCCGGATCAATATGGCTGATCTCGCTTGATTCGTTTTCTGAAGCTTGTTGTGTTTCTTCAGTCTCAGGTTTGGCCCCGTCGAGAAGACCTTCGCTTGGGGCTTCCATTTGGGCATCCGCGACATCGGACATTTTGTTCTCCTGTTTGGGTTAAAGTTTTGCTCTTTCGATTCGTGTTTTTATTTCTCGAATAAGAGTATTTTGGCCCTCTCGAAAATAGCCGTAGGAGTGATCGTATCCCGGAGCCCATGAAGGCTGGCCGAGGTATGTTTGCTCTAGCCATTCCATCAAGGCCCTTCCTTCTTCAGTGGCAAATGCACGGGCAACAACCTTGTCCTCTTCAGCCAGATCTGTGGCCAGATGGGGAAGGGGTTCTGCCGCTTGGGCCTCGAGGCCCTCCCAGCCGGGAGTGTTTATGTCGCTCATTTTTTGGAACGGTTCCTGTGTTTTGACATGACGCGCAAATTGCGCCGGCTATTGTTCAGGGTGTTCTTGTCCTTGTGATCGACATCCTTGCCATCGCCTTTCCTCACGGCCCCCACCTTTTCAAGCAAACGCCGAGCCTTGTTGCGGCCAGCCCTGCGTTTTTTCTGCGCTGGCTTGCTGTGATAATCCGCATATTCCTTTTTGTAGTTACGCGCCACCGACGCCCCCCTCCGGTGCTGGTTGCTGTGACTGTGTCGCCAGATACTGGCCGACAAGTTCCTCGGTTTCTGCGCGTTCATCGTCAGTCGTTCGCAGTTCTTCAGGGACGCCCAGCTTGTCGCCAATGAAGTCTGCGACGGCTTCCATGTTTACAGTCGCGATGCCGGTCGGGCCCATCTGTGTTGTGATTCCCAGCCACTGCATTACATCCTGAATCTCATCGAGGTTCTGGGCCTGCGCCAGAGGCGATACCGGCACGATGCCGACCTCGAGGCCGTTGACCTTCAGGGGCAGATTGATCAGGCCTTTTTCATCCATGATGAACAAGGCGCGGCGAACAATCGGCACCATAGTCTCTGTGATCAGGCGACCAAATGCAGAGCCGAGGTTTGTTGCCAGTTCGCGCATCCGTTCGACAATCTCTGTCGCGGATCGAGCAGACGCCGAATCAGGTGGAAGGCTGTCATCGAGCATCACCCGTTTGATGTTGAGACGCAGATCCTGAATTATGATCTGTGACAACTGGACATCACCGGAGCGCGGCAGGGGCATGAGAGACGGCCCCTGCGGCCCACCGTTTCGAGCGACAGGGAGGACAGAGCCCGGGATGATCCTTACAGTCTGGGTATTGAGAACGCCGTCATCGACAGCCGTGTAGACGCCGGCAATGTTGATCGATGCGTTTTTGAGCAATAACTCCAACGTCTTGTTCAGGGTTTTGATGTCTGGCAGGGCAGAGATCAGAGGACCACGGCCATAAGTCTCGCCGGCAACTTTCATGAATCGTGAAATCACCCAGGGCGACATCTTTAGTTTGCGATAAACGAGAACCTCGGCCTCGGCATCATCGCCGCCCTTCCATGTCACATAGTAGCCATACCCGCCGTCCTCGATGTCGATGACTGTGGCTTCTTCGAGGTTGACCATCTCGGATGGCTTGTCCTCGATCTGTTGGGCGAGGCTGTCGGGGATATCGGCATCGGGCCACTGGCGCGAGATGCTGTCACCCGAGACACGCATCTTGCGGAAAACATTTTCAACATTCCCGTTAGGGCCTTCCTCGAGGGCCAGAAGATAAATCGGAACAGCATCAAACCTGATCGGTTGCAGGTCATCCCCGGGCTGGATCAGCATGGCGCCGGTCCCGACGCACATATCCATCAGGAACTCACCCATCGCCAGATCAAAACTTGTCTGTCGCAGGATCGAGAAAAACTTGTCGCCATACGTCTGCAGGGCGCCGGCAACCTCTTTCTTCTGGGGCGGCTGGATGTCAGTACCGGGGGCCAGTACCATCCACTGCTTGTCAGGCGGGAACAGGCCTGACTGTATCCTGTTTGCAAAACGCTGTGTCGAGTGGATCGCTGTACTGTCAAAAACCTTCAGGCCCTTTGACCGACCGCCGATGGATCCTTCCCAGTTGCCGTCGAACAGGTTTCGCTGGGGTAGAGCATACTCATAGGCCTCTTCGTAAAGACTGCGCCACTGATCCTTGCGGTTCCATGCAGCGGCGGACCTTTTCCGCAGGGCATCTGCTTTGATCTCGGCCATTACTTGCCGCCCTTCTTCCGGTTTTTCGGGTTGCGCTGAAAACTCATACTGTGTTCCGCCTTCTGGTAAATCCGGCGCCAGGACCAAGGCTGGACGATGCCGTCAATGACGGGCTAGTCACGGTCTGTGTCTGGACGCCCTCACTCGAAGTCCCGAGGAAGCCGCCTGTGATCAGGGGGCGAGTGACCTTGCGTTTACGGTTCGCCATCGCCTGTGCGATGTGCTCGGGGCTGTCGGGGGCTGAAATGGTTTGCTTGGCAGGGGCAACGGGATCCTGTTTTATCGGGGCTTTTTTTGGGGCGGCTGTGGCTTGTTGTTTGGGGGCGGCTGTGGCTTGTTGTTTGGGTACGGCGGCACTCCCGTCACCATGACCGCCGGCCTGATCTCCTGGCGGGGCGTTTGTCCCGCCAGTGCCAAAAACATTCGATACAGATTGCGCTGCGGAATAGAGCCCGTAACCCGGAACCACGGCTGCAGCAATAGCAGACGCAGGGGTCATGTTGTTGGCTATGTCTTGTGCGATCGCCGCAGCATTACCACCCCATGTTCCAAAGCCACCGGCAGCCTGACCGGCAGCTTCGGCTGTGCCCTCGTCGGCTGAGATACCCATCGATGTCGCGCCAATGGATGCGGATGTTCCAATACCAAGGTTCGCAGCTTCCTGTGCTGCTGCAGAGGTATTGTTTTCGTTACCTCCTGCTGCGCCTTCGCCGCCGCCACTGCTGCTCATGTGTTTGTCGGCCCGAATGTATTGCCGTCAACAACACCGAGGGCAGGAATTGGTCGGCTTTGGCTGATCAAGGGACGGCGACGGCGTCGAGCCGTCACACGCGACTTGATCTGTGAAAGTTTGGATTTTTTCTGGTTGTCCAGAGAGGCTTCCTGCTGCTCGGTCGCCTCAACGACTTCAGGCGCGGCCTTCTGGACGGGAGGAGGCGGGGGAGGCGCCTGTATCTTCGGGGCGAACAGAGAACTCATCGAACAGCCTCGCGTAAATTCTGTAATCAGAGCCATCCGCGCCAAACTGGCGAAGATAACCTTCCTCCATAAAATACGCCGCCTTGATCCAGCGGTCAGCCTTGACATTTTGCGTATTGACGGTTGCCGAAACCCTCCATAACCGGAGTTCTGAGGCAATTACCTCAAAAGCGCGTAACGCTGACCTATGAAAGGTGTGCCTGACAGATGAAACTGCCACAGAAGGGACCAGCCACGCCTCACCAACACCGGCCCAGTAGACCATAATCCCGGCACAGGCAATTGGCCGACCGTCCCGAACCCATGCATAGGCAGGTCCACGCTGGGCATTTCGCCTCAAAACGTCATCAAAGTTATTCAACAGGCGATAATGGTCGAGATCCCACTTCTGCAACTCCATCAAGCGCAATAAAACAGGATCGAAGGGAACCAGCTTGTCACGAACGCCATCGAGGCCAATCCGGCGCCCCAGGGTATTGCAGTCATTCAGCAAAGACATCGAAGTCCATTGCGGCAACGACAGGCTGTCCATGACCCATCGGGCGACGGGTCATCCGCTTGTGTTCACCGCCGCCCAGAACAAGATACCCATATGCGTCACCGACGTGACTATGCTCGTTTTTATTCGGCACGTCACGAAAACGCTCCTGACCAGCGCCCATGGCAACCCGGGAGAAGTGATATCCGCCGGCAAGGGACTTTCGCGTCCGGTGACATGACTTCGCAACCAGTAATCCCGGTTTTTTATCAACAAAACGCAGCATCGGGGCAACCATCGCTTCCCGGCGTGACTTCCAATCGTTGGTCGCTGTCGGCCGAGCCATCAGGCCCAAAGTCTTGAGGTGATCAAACGCCGTGACCTCATAGATCGCGTCACGCTGCATACCCGCCGGATCACCCCAGATCGACACCTCGGCGCCCGGGAACAAGGTCTCGATCTCAGCCTTCAACTGATTACCAAAACGCTCCAGACCCATGTCAAAAGTCACTAATTCATGGATAATCCGCCACTGGCCGGAACCGGTGCGCTGTCCGAACACAGCAGCAGGCGTCAAGCCAAAATCCAGACCGATCTGCAGGGGCAGGGCAGGGTCATACTGCAAGCCATCGACGCACATCATCTCATCGTCAAACTCAGGCGTGATCGGCTTGCCTTCCTGAACATAGGTATATTCCCCACGCGCATAACACCGGATCCAATCAAGTGACTTGCCACCGACAAGCTGGTCATAATATCCGACAGGAAGATTATTCAGGTTCTCGGCAACAGGGTTCGTCATCCACCACTTACCGGCCGACAACGTAAAGCCGTTAAACTCGGGGTCAGACGGCAATTCCTCTACCGGCGTCTCAAGAACCCCTGCCGGTTGACGAAAAAACTTCCACGCAAAATCACCACCGGGGCTCTCGCCACCTTCAGCAAGGCGATGCCACCAGTGATCATCATCCATAGGGTTAGTATCAGCCCAAATCCCACGCCAAGTAGGACCACCATCAGACTGCACTGGATAACGCCCGACACGGTGTGTAAGGCCATCGATAATCGCTTTCGGTAGTTCCCGGGCCTCATTGATCCATGCTCCAGTTAGCTCCAGCGACAACAGTTTCCGAACGTCTTTCGGCTGATCCAACGCCAGAAATATAACCTCGCAGTCAATGCCGGCGGCACCTTCCCTCGATGGCAACTTGATGTGATGAGTGATCGGCGGCGACCAGTGCATCCGCCCCCAGATGTTCTCGGGGAACAATTCCTGCCATGTTTTAATCGTCGTTGTTCGCAGCATCGGATACGAGTTCCGAACAATCACAAACCTCGAATACCGGATCCCGTCCCTGGGCGATGGTTTCTGCTTCACTGCCCTCAACATCACTTCGGCTGCGGAGCCGTAACTCTTGCCAGATCCAACCGGACCCATTAACCCCCGGACAAACGAATTGTCCTGGAGAAACTCCCAAACCGTCCGAGCCTTCGAGAAATCAAGATTCAGACCAGCAAGATCATCAGGCTCAGTCGCCATCTTCCACCTCGATATCAATTACATCAGGGCCCTTCATCGTAATCCCGACGACAGATGGCTTGTCCGACTCGATTTCCGGTGCTTCCAACAACCCAGCCGCCTTCGCCAAGACCTTCAGCGAACCCAGCTTGTCGTGCATCTTCAGTTCCAGCGTCGATGTCTCGACGCCATCGCGGACAGTCTGAACCGTTTTCACTTCCTTGATCGCAGACAGAACATTCCGGGGGATATCAGCCGACGCCTTCACGCGAACATTGCCCTGTGAATCCCACTCGATAACATCAGAAATATTCGCGGCACCAACAGCCATCAATTCATCAGCAATCGCTTCCTTATGCTGGGCAACATGATCATTTCGACCAGACATCCGACGATTCAGGGCCTTAATCCCGCCAAACCGCTGTGTGGGACTGTACGTTTTAGCCATCAGGATGCGCCTCCAGAATTGCGTTGCCGACTAGCGTCACAACAGCAGGGACCACACAGTTGCCTAGCCCCTTGCATCGGTCCACCCAATCGGGAAACCCATGTGCCACTCCAAGTACGGGAGATTTATTCTCTGTCCATGCAACCCCATCCTTCCGCCCCACTCGTCCAGGTTGCCCATGTACTTCCCAACTGCCGCTTCCCGGTCCCACCACTTTGAGTTCTTCCATTGGCTTGCACGAAGGGTAGGCAATAACCCAGATGCGGTCCCTCTGGTGAGGGGCACCAACGTGGGAAGCTGGTATGCAGTGCCATTCCGCATCATACCCGAGCGAGGCCAAGTCGCTGAGTATTCTGCCAAACCATCCTCCTGGCCGTTCGCTTGGGCCACTAAGCAGGTTTGCGACGTTTTCCACGATGACGTATCTGGGTCGTAACTCGCTAACAAGACGGGCGATTTCTGACCATAGGCCGCTGCGGGTTTCGTCTGTGATCCCGGCTTGCTTTCCTGCGACTGATATGTCTTGGCAGGGGAATCCTCCTGTAATAACGTCAACGGTAACTCCATCGGCAGCAAGCTGTCGTCCTGTGACATTCCGCACGTCCTCATAAATCGGCACATCCGGCCAGTGTTTTTTCAAAACCTGCTGCGGGAATTTTTCTATCTCGCAAAAGGCGACGGTTTCAAATCCACCCGTCCGTTCCAACCCCAGGCTAAAACCACCAATGCCAGAAAACAGGTCAAGTACTTTCAACTTCCCCATCAAAAAACTCCCCGCCCTGTCGCTGGTGCCGTGGTCAATCGGATCACGAGGCCAGGGCGGGGAAAGTTCAGCGGTACAGCAACAAGACCGCCGTGGGGAAGAAAATCATTCATCAGGGGTCACCAACTCGCAGCCCAGTGCCGCATATCCACAGATATCGACCCAGTGGTCAGCGTCATCAGCCTTGCCGGAGATAATCCGCGCCTGCTTCAACTGCATCATCATCATCGCGACCTGGGATACACCAACAGGACGCCCCAATGTCACCGACCACAAGGCAGCTATATTCTGAAAACTGTCCGCAGCAACACCATGCGTCTCCTCACGGTCATTACACACAATATTGGCCGCTGTATTCAGGCATGTATCGCGTTTCATCTGGCTAAATCCTCCCTGTTGCAAGTGGACAATACCCTGTGGGCGGTAATATGGCAAATATTTTTGTGAACTCCCCCTCTACGCACAGGGCGGGGGCGGGGGGGGAAAGGGTGGGGTCGCGCCGCCGCCGGCCAATGATGACAAGGGGCCGGGGGGGGTGCCTCATGCCTCGAGGGCCCCGGATTCCTGCGGTTGTTGGGCTGGGCGTCCATTCCATTGATCTTCGTTTAACTTTTGGACACTGGCTTGGTTCCACGCAGGAAACCCAAGTGATGCGGGGCATCCGAGCCCTTGGCCTTGCCCTCCTCGAGGTAGTGATTGGCTGTGTACTTGATGTCGACCTCGGCCCAGCCGTCCTGTAACAGCCACTCAGCGCCGGCTACAGCCCTCTCGTTCACCAGCCTGAGTTGCCCGTTGTGAGCGTTCACCGAGCCCACATACCACTGCGCCAGCCGCCTGGCATCGCTCTTCACACTACCCTTCCCAGCTAGCTCCTTATCGGTATTAACCGGAATGTGGTTAACTGTTGCTGGTGGTGACGGTATCGGTGGATCCTCGCGGTCCTTGGCGGGTTCCCGGTCCATTGCATCGATGACATCTTGGTCTGACAGCCTCTTGTCGTAGATGACGCGATAGACGTTGCCGAACACACCTTTCCACTCAGATCTGTACCTCGATATGACACTGACATGTCCGAGCCTGACCCACTTGCTGATTGATCTTGCGACTGATGACCTTTCGGAGTTGATGGCCTTTGCCATTCGTTCCTGCCCGACGAAGCAGATACCTTGGTTGTTGACGTAGGCACACATGACGGCGAGAACCTTGAGGTCGAGGTAATTGATCTTGTCTTTCCCTTTACTGTCCTTAATGGCCCATATCGCCGCTGTGGGCACCCTTGAGAACCACGATGGGGGTTTCCCTGCCGCAGCCCCGAACTTCCTCTCCTGACCCCCTTCAGGGTCCACTGATGGCGTCTTGCCTTTAGAACGGGATGTCATCGCCTGTTACCTCATCGAATTGTGGTGATTTCGTGATGCGTGTGACTTGTGCCAGTTTGAACTGCCTCTTGGTTTCCATTGTCAGTGTTCCGAGTTCATCGATCAGCAGTCCGATCTCCTTGAGTGTGAAGACGATGTCTGCGCCGTGTGCGGCAGCGAGGCTTGCGTCGACCTGATCCCTGACCAGACCGACGACATTGCCGTCTTGCAGTTTGACTTCCCAGACTTCAGCCGGTCTTGGCTTGGTGAATGTTTCGCGTGCATTCTGTTCGAGTGCATCCCAGGCACGTTCCATTCCACCGGCAGTCTTGATCACTCTGGCTGGGTCATCATCGACTATTGCTGAATCGAGTCTGTCCTTCTGTGTATTGAACCTGGTCAACAGGTGAGTGTTTGCTGCCTGTTGTAGCTTGCCGACGCCCCACTTGCGTTCGATCAGATGCACCTTGTTATCGAGAGCTTGGAGCGACGATGTCATATCCTCACGATGTCGATCAGTTTTCATGATGATAGATCTCCACATCCCGGGGCCTTGATGTCAGGCCCGGGTGATTGGTAGCGGAACAAGTTGCGCCGAGCCCCAAGCGAAGGCGCGAACGCAGTGAGCAGGGGGGGATTCTTAAGGGGGGAGTGACTGACTTTTGTGACTGCTTGTAAGTCGTTGATGTTGTTAAGGAACTCCGGTGAAGTGACTGATCAGTCAGTTTCCCAGTCACTTGGGCTGGAACCTTCATGTATATCAATGGGTTGATCATGGTTTTAGGGGCTCCATTTTCGGATTAGTGACTGCTAGTGACTGATTAGTGACTGGATCCAGACAGTATTCCCAGAGGCCATTTGCTCTGTCTCCTCGAGGGCGTTTGTCGATGGTGTGACTGCCGAAACGCTCCTTTCTGAGGTGCCTCAGTTGGGCTGATATGCTGGCATGTGGGTCGCCTGTCAGCCCTGCAATTTCGTCCAGGGTGTACCATTTGTGTGATGCCATCACGTTATAGACCCGCTTGATTTGACCCGTCAGCCTGACATGATCATGCTGTGGGCTGTACGCTGGGCCATTGAAGTGTGGTGCATCGATATCGAACAAGTCAGCTTGCATCATCCGTTCCTTTTCTCCAGCCTTGCGAGGCCGGCATCCGACAGCCGGTAGCCCCTTTGCGTTGTCGTTCCAGTGTTCTGTTTGTCGATGCTTATGAGTTCATCTTGCTCTATTTCCCTGAGCGCATTGGCGATGACCTTGCGGTCATGACCTGCCTTCGAGAGTGCTTTTGGGAGAGCGACAGACAGCTTTGCTTTCCTCGGTGCGTTGCCTGTGTTCCCCTTGAATGGTGACCCGTCTCTCCACTGCCGATCGATGGTGATCATTGCCTCATTGATGCAGGAATTGTGGGCGATGCGGCTGATGGTATTGCTGCTTGTTGTCTTCACTTCCTGTAGGACGCCAGCTTCCCAGATCAGGTTGATGTTCTCTTCGTCACCGGCAGATGAATAGTTTGATTTCTTGCGGGACAAGACCCGCTCTTCATCGAGGCCACCGTCTGCCTTTGTCAGGTAGAATCTTCCCCGAACGCCGTTGTTCCATGCCGTCGATCCAGACATGCCAGACCCTGAAGCCATGCCGGCGACAGATGGATGGGCCAACACGATGAT